CGGCGGATGCGCCGGGATGAGTTCGCCCTGGCTGTTCCGCTACGCCGGCGTTCCGACTTGGGTGGTGCCCGACGACGAGGGCCGTCCGGTCGCAGCCCCGCTGACCGACGAGCGGCTCCGCCACATGCTGGCCAAGCTCGCGGTCTGGCGCCGCATGAACCGCCAGGGCGAACTCATCCCGGCGCATCCGCCGACACCGCTGGTCAAATCGGTCCTCGCGACACCCGATCCGGGCTTGCCTGTGCTCGTCGGCATCGTCAACACGCCGGTGTTTGGCCGCAACGGCAAGCTCCTGACCACGCCCGGCTACCATCCGGATGCGAGGCTTCTCTATTTTCCGTCGCCGGGCTTCGATGTGCCCGAGGTTGCGCAGCGCCCATCCGCGGAACAGTGCACGGCAGCGCGGTCGCTGATTTGCGATGACCTACTGGGCGACTTCCCGTTCGTGTCGCCATCCGAACATGCCCATGCCGTAGCGCTCCTGCTGCTCGGCTTCCTGCGCTCCATGATCGATGGGCCGACCCCGCTGCATCTGATCGAGAAGCCGACGCCCGGCACCGGTGCGACGCTCATGGTCGACGCGATCGCCACGATTCTGACCGGCGCCGGCGCATCCGTCATGACCGAAGGACGCGACGATGAGGAATGGCGCAAACGAGTGACTGCCAAGCTCCGGCAGATCCCGTCGATCGTGCTGATCGACAATCTGCGTCAGAAGCTCGACAGCTCCGCCGTCGCCGCGGCCCTCACGGCGTCGTTCTGGGAGGATCGCATCCTCGGCGTCTCAGAGATGACGCGACTGCCGATCCGCTGCGCGTGGATCGCCACCGGCAATAACCCGGAGTTCTCCAACGAGATGGCGCGCCGTCTCGTGCGCATCCGGCTCGATGCGCACGTCGAGCAGCCCTGGCAGCGCGCGGGCTTTCGCCACCCCGATCTCATGATCTGGGTGCGTGCCAACCGGGCCCGCATCGTCGCGGCTTGCCTCAGCCTCTGCCAGGCATGGATCGCCGCCGGACGTCCGCGCGGGACGCGCAGCATCGGCAGCTACGAGTCCTGGGCGCAGACGCTGGGGGGCGTGCTCGAGGTCGCCGGCATCGAAGGGTTCCTCGGCAACCTCGAAGAGATGATGGAGGCATCCGATGGCGAGGGCGGAGTCTGGCGCAGCTTCGTGTCGGCCTGGTGGGATCGGTTCGGCACAGCGGAGGTCGGTGCCGGTGACCTCTACGAGTTGGCGCTGACGTGCGAGCCGCCGCTTCCGCTGGGGTTCGGCAATGATCGTTCGCAGCGAATTCGCCTCGGCAAGGCGCTGGGACGCGTGCGCGACCGGATCTTCCGTATTCGTCAGTTGTCGGTCCGGGTGGAAGGCTCCGGCACGCATCAAGGCGCGCAGCGCTGGCGTCTCGCGCTCGATGAAAAAACAGGCACGGATAAACATTCACAACATTCACCGAGGCCCAGCGGCTCCGTGAATGTCGTGAATGTTGGTGAATGTTTGAAAAGCAACATTCACGGCGAAATTCCCCATGAAACCAAACCGATAGATGAGGTCGGTGAATGTCGTGAATGTTTTTCCAATGCTTACACGTGCGCGTGCGCGCGCGTGCACGCTATAGAAGGCCCGGCAAAACATTCACAACATTCACCACATTCACCGAACCCAGCAAAACCGCGGTTTTCTGACGGGGAAGGTGCCGGTGAATGTCGTTCTGGACATTCACCAATCCCCGACCCGCCTGTCTGGCTGAAGGAGGTGCTGTGATGCGCCCCCTGCACGCCACCGGGCCGCCCGACACGCCCATCCCAAAAGCCGAACGAGAACGGCCGGTACCGCCAAGCCAGGCCGCCGCCGTCCTGCACCACGACAGACCCCCGATCACGGAGACCATCATGGCTTCGACGACTCTGACTTTGCCTGCTGCCGTGACAAGCCCAGTGGCGACACAATCGCTTGGCCCTGGCCACGGCACGATCCTCGCGCTCGACCTCGGCACCACAACCGGATGGGCGTTGCGTCCCGGCGATGGGGCGATTACCAGCGGCACGGTGTCGTTTCGGCCGAGCCGCTACGACGGCGGCGGCATGCGTTACCTGCGCTTCCGCGGCTGGCTCGACCAGTTGGTAACCGACGTCGGCGGCCTGAGCGCCGTCCATTTCGAGGAGGTGCGCCGACACGCCGGCACTGATGCGGCACACGTCTATGGAGGCCTGCTGGCGACCCTCACCGCCTGGTGTGAGCAGCACGCCGTTGCCTATCAGGGCGTACCGGTCGGAACGATCAAACGGTTCGCCACCGGCAAGGGCAACGCAGACAAAGCCGCGATGCTTGCCGCCATGCAGGCCCGCGGCTTCTCACCCGCCGACGACAACGAGGCCGACGCGCTCGCCATCCTGCTGTGGGCAATCGAGACGCAGGGAGGCGTGCGATGACGCGGATGCGTCTTCCCGATCGCCGCTTTGCAGAAACCGTCGTGCTCGAGCACAGCGGCACGCGTTTTATGGTGACCGTCGGATTTTATCCGGACGGCCGACCTGGCGAGGTGTTCACCCATGGCGCCCGCAGCGGTTCCAATCTCGACGCGCTGCTGGCCGATGCCTGTGTCGTCGTCTCCTGTCTGATCCAGCACGGCGTCGAGCCACGTGATCTTGCAACCAGCATGGGCCGGCTTGGCAATGCGGAACCCACATCGATCATCGGCGCGGTCGTCGATCTGGTCGCCACCTCGAGCGCAGCCCCGCAACAGTCCGTCCCGGAGGCAAGCGCATGACCGGCGAACGGATACTTCAACACGTGTCCAACATTCTGGTCGAGCGGGGCGTGGCCTACGGCGACGCGGCGACGTCGATGGCAGCGATCGCTGCGCGCTGGTCGATCACGCTGGGTCATCCCGTCACTCCAGCTCAGGTCGTGCTGTGCATGATCGATCTCAAACTCACGAGGCTCACGCACGACCCGAAGCACCACGACAGCACCGCCGACGTGATCGGCTACGCCGCGTTGCTGCCGGAGGTGACGCTATGAGGTGGCACCCCAGAGGCTACGGCGGCGAGCGTCGTCCGCCCGAGACGGTTAAGGAGGATGGCTGGCGTGAGCAGGGTCTGCTCGCGGTCTCCGTCGACGATCAACGGCTCACATGGCCCGAGCGCGAATTGATCCGGCAGCTCGGCGAGAAGCTCTACGGCAAAAACCGAAAGACGGAGACGAGCAATGGCTGAGATGCACTGGAAACCCACGTTGGTCGAAGAGCGATTCGCTGAAGCCGCCGACGTGATGAAGCGGCTCCCTGGTGTCCGTGTTCCGGGTTACTTCAACACATGGCCCAAGATGGTTGTCGAGTTTGCCGATCGCGTTGGCCAGGAACCTCAACCAATGCGGCTGCCACCGCCGTCGCCCGCCGCGATCAGCCGGATGGAGGAAACGCTGGGTTGGCTTGCATGGCTTGACCCGGTGGACGCAAAGATCGTCTGGCTGCGGGCAACTGGCGAGCGTTGGAAGGCGGTTTGTTGGAAGGTGGGTCTTGTGCGCTCAGCGGCTCACCAGCACTGGCTCTACGCGCTGTGCGTGATCGTGCTGCGACTTAACGGACGGAAAGTCCCGAGCAAGCGGTCACGCCAGTTCATTGTTGAGCGAGCACAAGCAGAAAGAATCTGAGAACAGGATCGAAAAGTGTCCGAGGACACTTTTCGCTGTGACAGATTCGCTCTGAAAAGCTAGTCTCGTTGGCATGATCGCGAGAGTCGTGCACGGCGCCCAATAACCGCGGGTCCTCCCTGGCCGAAAAGCTATGCGGGGGGCAACGGCCCGGGACATCGCTACCGTCAGCCACAAAATCTGAGTTACCACCCGGCGGGGTTACCACCCTGCATTCAGGCGCCGTGCGCCTCAGAAAGCCCCGTAGCACGGCCCTTTTGAACCCGCGGGCGCGATAATCCGTACTGGTACGGCAAGGCGGTACACCGGCCGGTACAAGCAGCTTCGGTTACCGCCCCCGGTCGTTACCGATCCCTAATCGAAAGAACCATGACGCCGCAGTTCCCCAACGCAGTCGAGCGCTGGCCGCTCGAGCGATTGATCCCGCATGCGCGCAATGCCCGCACCCATTCAGACGAGCAAGTGGCGCAAATTGCGGGGTCGATCGCCGAGTTCGGCTTTGTGAACCCGGTGTTGGTCGGCGACGACGGCGTGATGGTGGCCGGCCACGGCCGCGTGCTCGCCGCGCGCAAACTGGGGCTGCACGAGGTGCCGGTGATCGTGCTGTCGCACCTGACGCCAACGCAGCGGCGCGCGCTGATGATCGCGGACAATCAGATCGCGACCAATGCGGGCTGGAATGACGAGATGCTGGCAGCCGAATTGGCAGCGCTGAAGGAGGAGGCATTCGATCTCGACCTGCTCGGCTTCGACGATGCCGAGATCGAACGCATTCTCGCCGGCACCGATGACGAGACGGCCGAACTTGATGAGGCGCCCGAGCCACCTGTCGATCCCGTCAGCCGGCCCGGCGATTTGTGGATCTGTGGCGAGCATCGCGTTCTTTGCGGCGACGCTACGGTCCTGGCCGATGTCGAGAAGGTCCTGGGCGGCGAGCTCGCCGACATGACGTTCTGCGATCCACCCTACAACGTGAACTACGCCAACTCGGCTAAAGACAAATTACGAGGCAAGAACCGTCCAATCCTCAATGATGCACTCGGCGAGGATTTCGGCGCGCTGCTCTACGACGCCTGCGTCAACATCCTCACGATCACCAAGGGTGCGGTCTACATCTGCATGTCATCGTCCGAACTTGACAGGCTGCAGAAGGCTTTCCGCGAGGCCGGCGGGAAGTGGTCGACCTTTGTGGTCTGGGCCAAGAACACATTCACGCTCGGGCGTTCCGATTACCAGCGGCAGTACGAGCCGATCCTCTACGGCTGGAAAGACGGCACCGACCACTACTGGTGCGGCGCCCGCGACCAGGGCGATGTCTGGTTCTTCGACAAGCCGCACAAGAACGACCTGCACCCGACGATGAAGCCGGTGGCGCTGGTCGAGCGGGCGATCCGCAATTCATCCAAGAGCCGCGACATCGTATTCGATCCATTCGGCGGCTCGGGTACGACGCTGATTGCGGCGGAACACTCTGGGCGCCGCGCGCGGCTTATCGAGCTCGATCCGAAATACGTCGATGTCATAGTTCAACGCTGGCAAACGACGACCGGTGGCAGTGCAAAACACGCTGCCACCGGCCAGTCTTTCGGAGCGTCCTAACCGGCGATTTTGTAAACTCGCCCGCGTTTCTCGTCCTTCTCCGAGGTGATATCCAGGCCGAGTTTCTTCTTGAGTGCACCGGCAATGGCGCCGCGCACGGTGTGGGCTTGCCAGCCGAAGGCGGCAACGATCTCCTCGATGCTCGCGCCTTTGGTCCGCTTCAGCATCACGATGAGTTGCGCCTGCTTGCTGTCGTCGCGGCTGCGGCGAGGCTTTGGCTTCTTTGTTTTGGATGCATTTGGGCGTTGGTTCGGTTCAGCCTCAACTTCGGTTGATGGCGTAGCAGCCTCATCAGGCTCCGCTTCCAGTTCCTCCTCGCGTTCGTCAATGCCCAGTGCGGCGAATGCGGCTTTGGTGGCAACGAGCGTCATCCGCCCGCGCTTCTCGTCGTGACGCCAAACCGTGTCGTCACGCTTGGCGCGAACCTCCTTGATGAGTTTCTTCTTCAGCAGGCTCTTGAGCACATTGCCAGCGGCATTGCCCTTGAGTTTCGCGGTGACCGGAAACACGCAGCGGTCAGGGCGCTGGCAAGCGGCGGTCAGAACGACGAGTTGAGAATCGGAAAGTTGCGGCATGGACTGAACTCCCTTGGGTAGCTTGCTTGGGCCAACACCATCGCGGCCCTGCTACTGCCCCAAGCCCCGGCGGCCGTGACCGCGCGGGGCGAGGTTTAGAGCGCGGCCGGCTATGCGGCGTGTTCGCCTTCCTTGAAGGCCGCGTCGGTGATGCGCTTGAGCAGCTCGGCGTAGTGCGTGAGGGTGCCGACGTGGCCCCAGTTGATGTCGTCGGGGCTGTATCCAAAGTGCTCGTCGCTCAGCGCTTGGAGGCGATTAAGCATCGTGTCGATCTCGGCCTTGTTGGCGATGAAGGCGTCGAGGGCGGTGCGGTTGTCGGGGCGGTTGCGCATGGCGGTCTCCTGCGGTGGTGACGCCATGAATGCTTCGATTGCATCGACAGCCAAGTCGATTACGAGCAATTTGATTGCTTTGTTTGCGCGAGAACAATCATGGGATTATCAATCCGCGCCTATGCGCGGCAGCGTGGGGTAAGCCACGTCGCAGTTCTGCGCGCGATCAAGCAAGGCCGCGTGATATTGGAGCCAGACGGCACCGTTGATGCAGCCAAGGCCAATGCGTCCTGGGAGCGCTCGAGCGATCCGGGTCGTCGCAAGCCGGTTGCGGAGAAACTCCGGCCGGTCGCAGAAGCGGCCGTTGGCTCGGTGCGCGAGACGCTGAAAGAACAAGGCCTCCCAGCAGGAGGCAATGTCACCTTCGTGCAGGCGCGCACCGCGCACGAGATCGCCAAGGCGCATCTTGCGCGGCTACGTCTGCAACGCATGAAGGGCGAGCTCGTCGATCGCGCCCGCGCCACCGCGCTGGTGTTCCGGCTTGCGCGCGAGGAGCGCGACACCTGGGTCAACTGGCCAGCGCGGGTCGCAGCACTGATGGCAGCCGAGCTCGGCGTGGAGGCGCATCCGATGCAAAAGATTCTGGAGATGCATGTCCGCGCTCACCTCGCCGAACTCACCGAGGTCCGGTCAGAGTTCAGATGACCTGGCCGATTTCGACGGCGGTGAGGAGTTGTGGCAGTGCTGGCGCGATGGGCTCAGGCCCGATCCGCTGCTCACCGTCTCGCAATGGGCGGATGTTCACCGCTACTTGAGCCCGCGCGCTTCGGCGGAGCCTGGGCGCTACCGCACCGATCGCACGCCTTACATGCGCGCGATCATGGATGCGCTGTCGCCCTCGCATCCGGCGCGGCGGATCGTGTTCATGAAGGCGGCGCAGGTCGGCGCCACCGAGGCCGGCAATAACTGGATTGGCTACATCATTCATCATGCCCCGGGACCGATGTTGGCGGTACAGCCGACGGTCGAGCTGGCCAAACGGTTTTCACGGCAACGCATCGAACCGCTGATTGCGGAGAGCCCAGCATTGCGGGAGCGGGTCAAACCTTCCCGCGCCCGCGACGCCGGCAACACGGTTTTGTCGAAGGAGTTTCCGGCAGGGTTGCTCATCATCACCGGCGCCAACAGCGCGGTCGGATTGCGCTCGATGCCGGCGCGCTACCTGTTTCTCGACGAGGTCGATGCCTATCCGCCCTCGGCTGATGAGGAGGGCGATCCCGTTGCGCTGGCCGAAGCACGCACGCGCACGTTCTCGTGGCGGAGCAAGGCGTTCCTTGCGTCGACCCCGACGATCCAGGGGATTTCGCGGATCGAGCGGGAGTACGAGGCCTCGGACCAGCGCCGTTACTTCGTGCCGTGCCCGCATTGCGAGCACATGCAGTGGCTTTTGTTCGAGCGGTTGCGCTGGGACAAGGGGAAGCCCGAGACCACACACTATATATGCGAGGCTTGCGATGGCCGGATTGAGGAGCACCACAAGACCGCCATGCTCCAGGCCGGCGAGTGGCGGGCCACTGCGGAAGGCGCTGATTCTGGCACGATCGGGTTCCATCTCTCGGCACTCTATTCGCCGGTCGGCTGGTTCTCCTGGGCCGATATCGCCCGGATGTGGGAGGCGGCGCAGGCCACCGACGAGGCCAAGCGCAGCTTCAAGAACGGCGTGCTGGGCCTGACGTGGGTTGAGACCGGCGAGGCGCCGGACTGGCAACGGCTCTATGAGCGCCGTGAACCCTGGCAGATCGGCACCGTCCCGAGGGGCGGACTGTTTCTGACCGCCGGCGCCGACGTGCAGAAGGACCGCATCGAGGTCGATGTTTGGGCATGGGGTAGAGGCCTAGAAAGCTGGCTGATCGATCACATCGTGGTCGAAGGCGGACCCGAGCACGCCGAGACCTGGAACACACTCGGCCAATTGTTGAATCAAACCTGGCCGCATGCTCACGGCGCCGAGCTCGGTCTTGCCAAGCTCGCAATCGACACCGGCTATGAATCGCCCGCGGTCTACGCCTGGGCGCGCCGGTCCGGTCACGCGCAGGTCGCGCCGATCAAGGGCGTTGAGGGCTTCAACCGTTCGGCGCCGGTCGCGGGCCCGACGCATGTTGACGTTACAGAAGGCGGCAAGAAACTTCGCCGCGGCGCGCGCCTGTGGACGATTGCAGTCGCAACATTCAAGAGCGAAACCTATCGCTACCTTCGCCTGTTGGCGCCGACCGACGAAGAAATCGCCGCGGGTGCAAAGTTCCCGGCGGGGTATGTGCACTTACCACGCGGCAGCGATGCCGAATGGATCAAGCAGCTCGTCGCCGAGCAGTTGGTGACGATCAAGACCAAGCGCGGGTTTCAGCGGCTCGAATGGCAGAAGTTGCGCGAACGCAATGAGGCGCTCGACTGCCGTGTCTATGCGCGTGCCGCGGCCTGGATCGCCGGCGCCGATCGGTGGACTGAGGCCATGTGGCGTAACCTCGAGCAGCAGGTCGGAGTCTCGGCAGAAGAGGATGTGGTCCGGCCGGTCGAGACCGCAGCATCGGCTGAAAACATTGCTGGCGTGATCCGGCGCGGGCCGAAGCGCCATGGCCGCCGGGTGTTCCGGTCGAGCTATATGAGTTGAACCCATGACCCTCGAAGAGATGACCGCGCAGCGCGATGCGCTGCTCGCCGCGCGTTTCCGCGGCGTGCGCACGGTCGAGATCGACGGCCGGCGCGTTACCTATGCCACCGACACTGAGATGGCGGCCGCTATCACCGATCTCGAACGTCGGATCGCCACAGCCGGTGAAGGGGGTCGGCGCCGCCGGATCCTGACTTCTGCTTCGAAAGGACTCTGACCTCGTGCTTGCATCGATGAAGCAGTTCCGACGCCGCGTCGGCGCGTTCATCGGTGGGTTTGAAGCGGGGCTTGCGAACCGTCGGCTCAAAGGGTTCCAGCCGAGCCGGGCACATCTCAACACGCTGATCGCGGCGGCAGGGCCCGATATTACCGCCCGCGCCCGCTGGCTCGTTCGCAACAACGGCTATGCCGCCAATGCCATCGAGAGCTGGGCCGGCAACGTGGTCGGCGCCGGTATCAAACCGTCGTCGCTGATCGCGGATTCTGCACTCAAGGCAAGGGTGCAGAAACTCTGGCTCGATTGGACCGACGAGGCCGACGCCGAAGGCTTCACGGATTTCTATGGGTTGCAACGCCGCGCCGCGCGCGAGGTGTTTATCGCCGGCGAGGTGTTCTTCCGGTTTCGGCCGCGCCGGCCGCAGGATGGGCTGACGGTCCCGCTGCAGCTGCAGATGCTGCCTTCGGAGATGCTGCCGTTGAACCGGAATGAAGTCTCGCCCGGCGGAAACGTCATCCGGCAGGGGATCGAATTCGATGCGATCGGGCGCCGCGTAGCCTACCATTTCCTGCGCCGACACCCAGGCGACATGACCGACCCCGGCCTTGCCGGCGACATCGTGCGCATCCCGGCGTCCGAGATTGTGCACGTCATTGACCCGGTCGATGCCGGTCAGCTGCGTGGAATTTCGCGCTTCGCGGCCGGCATTGTGAAGCTGTTCCTGCTCGACCAGTACGACGATGCCGAGCTCGATCGGAAGAAGGTCGCGGCGATGCACGCGCTCTTTATCACGACGCCGGCGCCGGCCGAGCCGCTCGATGCGGCGGAGGGTCGCGACGAGAACGACGAGCGCACGCTCGACCTGCAGCCGGGCCAGATCACCATGCTGGAGCCCGGCGAAGAGGTGCAAACCTCGGCACCGGCGGATTCAGGGCAGACTTACGAGCCGTTCCAGTACCGCACGCTTCTGCAAGTGTCGGCCGCGCTTGGCGTGCCTTATGCGTATCTATCGAACGACATGCTCAAGGCAAACTACTCGAACTCCCGCCTGGCGCTGCTGGAGTTCCGCCGGCGCATCGAAGCCTACCAGCACGCCGTAATCGTCTGGCAGCTGTGCCGCCAGGTCTGGGCGCGCTGGATGGACACCGCGGTGGTCGCGGGCGCGCTTGATCTGCCGGACTACGACCAACGCCGTCGTGAGTACCTGGCCTGCGGCTGGCTGCCGCCAAAGTGGGATTGGGTTGATCCTCTGAAGGATGCGCGTGCCGAAATCGAACAGATCGATGCCGGGCTCAAGAGCCGCACGCAGGCGCTGGCCGAGCGTGGCTACGACGCCGAGCAGGTCGACGCCGAGATTGCGGCTGACAAGGCACGGGAGGAATTGCTTGGTCTGACCTTTGGATCGGCCGCGCCCCCGAATGCGGCGCAAGCGTCGAGCGACCCCGGTGCAACGGCCGACGCCACTGCGGCTTGAATTTAAACGACAACGGTATCCCCAAATGATTGACCTGCCCCATGTCGCATCCCGCGTGTTCGGGACGCCGCTGATGATCGCGCGCGGGAAGCTTGAAGTGATCCTTGGCGTGCTGGCGCCGCGGCTCGCCGGGATCGCATTGGAACCGGTCAATACGGCAACGGATCCAGCGCTGCTGACCTCGATCACCGGAGAGAGAATTGCGGTGGTGTCGGTGACCGGCACGCTGGTCAGCCGCTCGAGCTATCTCGATGCCGCGAGTGGCCTGCTGTCTTACGGCGAGATCGGTGATGCCATTGCCTCGGCCATGGACGACTCTTCGGTGCGCGGCGTCATTCTCGATGTTGACTCGCCAGGCGGCGAGGTCGGCGGCCTGTTTGATCTGGTGGAGCGCATCGGCGCGATCAAATCTGCGAGCGGCAAGCCGCTCTGGGCGGCTGCAAACGAAAGCGCGCTGTCGGCGGCCTATGCCATCGCGAGCATCGCCGATCGTCTCTACGTGACGCGGACTGGCGAGGTCGGATCGGTCGGCGTGGTCGCAGTTCATGTCGACGAAAGCGGGGCCGATGCAAAAGCAGGCCTGGCTTGGACATTCGTGTTCGCGGGCGAAAGCAAGATCGATGGCAATGCCCACGAGCCGCTCTCCGCGCGTGCCCGCGCCACGATCCAAGCCGACGTCGATCATCTCTACGCGCAACTGTGCGGGCTCGTGGCCAGCAACCGCCGCCTGACCAACGAGGCCGTGCGTGGAACGAACGCTGCCGTCTATCGCGGCGAGCTTGCGATCCGCGTTGGCCTCGCCGACCGCGTGGGAACGCTGGATCAGGCGATTGCCGAGATGGCAACCGAGTTTGACCGGGAAGCATCGCCTGCGCGCATTATCATCAACCCGACACCGAAGAGGAGCACGTCCATGGCGACGAACAAGACCGAACGGATTGAGCACGACGCAAGCGAGCCGCAACGGTCGCTCGCGTTGGAGGTAGCGCCGCTGGCGCCACCTTGCGAACCGGCCCGTCCACCCATTCAGGCGCCTGCGCCGATCCAGGCGCCGGAATCGGAGCCCGCGGCCGAACCCGTGAACGACCCCGGCACGGCGGACAAGCTGCGGGCGGAATATGCCGACATCGCTGCGCTTGCTGCTCAGGCCGCCCGGCTCGGCGTCACGGTCGATGCTGCGGATGCCATGGCTAAGGGCATCTCGGCTAATGAGCTCCGCCGTTCCGTACTCGATGCGCTTGCCGCGCGCGCCGAGGCAACAAGCGTCATCGCAGCGGCCCCATCCACACCTGTCGCGGGCGACAGCCCGATCGTGCGGCGTGCCAAGGAACGCGCCGCGGCGGCGCGCGCCTGATCACTCGAAGGAGCACAAGATATGACTACGCTGACGATGTCGCCGACGCTCGGCGACCTGCTTAAGTTTGAACTCAACGCAAACTATTGCCGCGAGACCGTGACGCTCAAATCAGGCGCGAACTACGCGCTTGGTTCGGTGCTGGGCCAAATCACCGCCTCCGGCAAATACCGGCTTTCGCCGGCCGCCGAAGTCACCGGCGATGAAGGCGCGGAGGTCGCCGTCGCAGTGCTGATCGAGGCGGTGGACGCAACCAACGCCGACAAGACCGGCCTTGTGGTCGCGCGCGGCCCCGCGATCGTGTCCAAGGCGGCCCTCGTCTTTGATGATTCGATCGACGACGGAGACAAAGCGGCGGCAAAAAACGTTCAGCTTGCCAGTGCCGGGATCGTTCCGCGCGTCACCGCCTGATCCGGCCGTCCATCAACCCCATACGCCACACCGGGCTTCGACGAATCACCGTCGGGGCCCGAACCATTTAAGGAACTCCCATGGCATCCATGATCAATCCCTTCGACGCGGGCGGCTACTCGCTCGCCGAGATGACCTCGGCCATCAACATCCTGCCCAACGTCTACACGCGGCTGGGCGAGATGGGCCTGTTTCGCTTCGAGGGCATCACCCAGCGAAGCGTCATTATCGAGCAGGCCGAAGGCGTGCTGAACCTCTTGCCGACTGTGCCGCTCGGCGGGCCGGCAACGGTCGCCAACCGAGACACGCGCTCGACCCGCTCCTTCACCGTGCCCTGGATTCCGCACGACGACGTCATCACGCCACAGGATATTCAGGGTGTCCGAGGCTTCGGCGTTGCCGACGCGGCCGACCCACTCGCCACGGTCATGGAGCGTAAGATCACGCGCATGCGGGCCAAGCACGCGCAGACCCGGGAATACATGGAAATCAATGCGCTGCGCGGCGTCGTCAAGGATGGCGCCGGCGTCGAGCTCTACGACTATTTCGACGAGTTTGGCCTCGCCCAGCAGTCGGTCGACTTCGTGCTCGGGACCGCCGGCACCAATATCCAGGCCAAGTGTCGGGAGGTGCTGCGCGACCTCGAGACCGAGCTTAAGGGCGAGACTATGAACGGCGTGCTCGCGCTGGTGAGCCCCGGTTTCTTCGACAAGTTGATCGGCCATTCCAAGGTGGAAGATGCCTACAAATATTTCTCCTCGACCGGCGCCCAGCCGCTGCGCGAAGACACCCGCCGTCGGTTCCCGTTCTCCGGCATCGTGTTCGAGGAATACTATGCGACGGTGACGCTTTCGACCGGAGCGACCGAGACGCTGATCCCGGCGAACGAGGGCATCGCTTTCCCGCTCGGCACCATGGATACATTCGTCACTTACGGCGCGCCGGCGAACCTGATCGAGACCGTCAACACCATGGGGTTGCCGATCTACGCCCGGCAGATTGCGCGGCCGGACGGCAGCGCCATCGATGTGAAGACCGAGGCATCTCCGCTGCCCGTCAACAAGCGGCCGCGCCTCGCGGTCAAAATTCTGACCAGCAACTAAGCGGCGCAATGATCGACTTCGATGCGCTGGTGTTCGGGCCGGTCTACAGCACGTTCGGGCAGTCGTCCGTGCTCACGATCGGTTCGTCGAGCTACGACGTTGTCGTGATCGACAACACCAAGGGCGTCACCGTCGACGAAGCCGGCGTGATCGGTGTGCAGACCATTCGCCCGGCGGTTGACGTGCGCCGCAGCGCGCTCGTCGGCCTCGGCATTGCCTTTGGCGATCTCGTCGATGCCGAGGTCGCATTCAACGGCGCGACCTGGCGCATCAAGAGCTTCCTCGACAACGGCGATGAGCTCCGCCTTATCCTGATGCAGGGATCTTGATGGACAAGCGCGAGGATATCCTGGCGCGGCTTCTCCAGGTGGCGGCCAGCGTCCCGGGCGTTGCCATGGCTGTGCGCAACCAGGACGAGATCAGCGAGCGGTCGCGGCCTGCCATCGTAGTGTTCGACGCCGACGAGTCGGCCGATGAAGCCGCCGAACGCCAGGACCATCCAGGGCGTGCGCCCAACCTCGTGGCGATGACGCCCGAGGTGCTGGTCCTGCTGAGCGCCTCGCCCGAGAGCATCGGTTCCGCGCTCAATGCGCTGCGTGCCAAGCTGGTCAAGGCCGTGCTCACGGACTCGCAATTAATTGCGCTCACCGGTGCCAACGGCCGTGTTCGCTATGCCGGCTGCTCGACCCATCTCGGCCATGGTCGCTCCATGGAAGGCTCCATGGGCGTTCAGTTCACCTTCGCCTACGTGCTGCGCCCCGAGCAGCTCTAATCCCATCCTGATGGAGGCACGCAATGCCCGTTTCCCCCTCGACCGATAACTACTACGTCGGCAAAGGCAAGATCAGCTTCAAGGCCGTCGGCGAAACGACGTTCCGCGACGTCGGCAACGTCAGCTCGCTCGAAACCGCGCCGAACATCACGACGCTCGAGCACTTCTCCTCCCGGGAGGGCGTCAAGAAGAAGGACATGGAAGTGGTCACTGAGAAGAAGATGACTGTGACCATGGTTATGGACGAGTGGACCGCCGACAACCTCGCCATGATGCTGCTTGGCGACATCAGCACCGACACCGATGGCAACAAGGTGATCGATATCTTCTCGCGCAACATCTTCGAGGGCGAGCTCAAGTACGAGGGCACCAACGAGATCGGCTCGCAGATGGACATCGATCTGTTCCGGGTCGTGTTCAAGCCCGGCAAGTCACTCAATCCGATCTCGGACGAGTGGGGCAACATCGAAGTCGAGGGCGAGGCGCTTGCCAATGATCTGGGGAAGTTCGGCAACTGGACGGTGCGTGAGCAGGCAGTGGGCCCCTGAACGAGACTTTTGCGCCTAATCCGTGCAGCTATTGCTCGATTAGCAACTGTCTCTGGAGTTCTTCCCAGAGATCCTGAACTACAGGATCGTCAATTCCTGAAGCGCGCAGGTGGTGAGCTATATCTCGTACATACTCTACGCCGGAACCTCTAGTGCCACGCGCCTTGATCGCCATCGCGGCAATCTTGGAGAGGGTGTTCTCTCGTATAAGATTCCGCCCTTCATACATGGGAACAAGAGCAATCACTTTCTGTTCGTCCTCTAGGGTCACCAATTGGTCCCTCAAGGGAAACGTTTGACCCTCGCGTTCACGCAGCTCCTTGAGGACCTCTGGCCGCCTATTTTCCGAAAATTCAAATGCAATGCCTCGACAGGATCCATTCGAAGATACGATCCGGAGTGTCGGAGCTGGATTGTTCTTAGTCCCGCGGCTTTCAATAGATGCCTTGTCGAACGCCCGGCTGAATCCAAATAAAGTGGCATGGACACGGCGCGCGCATTTGTGCGGCTTCTCCCACCCGTCATTCATCAATGATCCATAAGCGAAAACCCACATACATAGCCTCACTTGGTTAGTTCAATTTAACACCGTAGCCCTCACCATCGTTGTTCCACTCTAGCCTCAAAAGGATCTTTATGGTCGGACTGATCGACATCGCGCCCAAGATCGAGACCGTCGATGTGCAAGGCGCGTCCGTAACCGTGCACGGCATCTCGGCAAAGGGTGTGGCGCACCTGCTCGGCCGCTTTCCCGAGTTACGCATGTTGATGACCGGGCAGGACGTTGAGGCCTCGCAACTGATGGCGATGGGCGGCGACGCGGTCGCGTCCATCATTTCGGCCGGCTGCGGCTATCCCGGCGATGAGAAGGCAGAAGCGGTGGCAAGCAAGCTTTCGATTGACGCCCAGGCCGATCTTCTTACCGCGATCCTGCGCCTCACACTGCCGGTGGGCCTCGGCCCTTTCGTCGAGAAGCTGACGGCGGTCGGGCATCTGCTCGACGCCGCTCCATCCGTTTCGGTGCCGGCTTCGAAATCGCCGAAGCCATCGACGCGCTGATCGCCGCCAATTATCCACGCGCCGAGGTCTGGGCGATGACGCCGCGCGAGATCGCGGGCTCGCTGTATTTCGCGGAACGGAGAAGGAAACGCGAGGCGGCTGAGCAGCTGGCGCTCGATGCGCTCGCCGCCCGCGGCGAACCCCGCGTCCTCAAGCGCCAGATCGAGCGCCTGCAGAGGGACTAAAGCGATGTCGGTGCGCCTGACACTGTCGGCGGTCGCCGGCGCGTTCTTCCGCGCGCTGACCGAAGGCGAGAAGCCGATGGCGCGGGCAGCGACTGCTGCAGTGCGTGAGGCGGCGGATCTCGCTAAGGCGGGGGGCCGCGCCAGCATCGCCTCCGCTGGCTTCAGCCGCAAATGGCAGAACGCGTTGCAAGCCAAGGTCTACCCGCGCGGCCGCGACAGCATGCGCGCGGCGGCGCTGATCTACCACAAGGTGCCCTATGCGCAGGTGTTCGAGCAGGGCGCCATCATCCACGGCAAGCCGCTGCTCTGGCTGCCGCTGCCGAACGCACCGTTCGGATCAGGCGGCAAACGCATTCCGCCATCGAAGTTCCGCGAGTTGGTTGGCTCGCCGCTCTATACCATCCGTCGGCCAGGCAAGCCGCTGATGCTCGGCGCCCCTGTGCGCATGACAAACGCGCGCGCCGGCAAGAGCATTTCACTGAGCCTGCTGCGCCGTGGCCGCAATCCCGGCGGCAGGGGCACCGTGCAGCTCGTGCCGCTCTATGTTGGCATCGACGCAGCCAATATTACGAAGCGTTTTGCCATCATCGACGCCATCGAGCGCGCGGCGGCGAGGCTGCCCGAGCTCTATCTGAAGCACTTCAGGGACGACTGACATGGCCCGCCCGACCATCTCCCAGCGCATCGCGCTTGAGGGTGGTGACCAGATCAAGCGCGCGCTCGCCGATCTCGGCAAGGCCGGCGAGGACGCCTTCGCGCAGCTGCAAAGGGCCGGTGAGAAGGTCAATCTCAGCGGCCCGGTCAGCGCACTCGAAGCGTCGACCAAGCGCGCTGGTGCCACCGTCGACGAACTGCGGCAGCGCATGACCGGCGCTGGCGGGGCCGCGGCACAGAGCGGAGCGGGCTTTGCCCAGTTCGGCGGCGCGGTCCAGACGACCCAGCAG